AATTAAATCAAAAACAAATTAAAGATTTAAAAACAAAAAGAGATTCTAATATTGTTTGGATGAATGATAGATGGGTATATAAAGAAATACAACCTTATGTGCATCAAGCAAATGCTAGCGCTGGTTGGAATTTTAATTGGGACTTTAGTGAGTCGTGTCAATTTACAAAATATAAAAAAGGCCAGTATTATGATTGGCATTGTGACAGCTGGGATCAACCTTATCAACGACAACAAGGTGATCCATCGCACGGTAAGATTAGAAAATTATCTGTAACAGTAACATTATCAGATCCAAAAGATTACAAAGGTGGTGAGCTAGAATTTGATTTTAGAAACAAAGATCCAGATAAGAAACCTAATATTTTAAAATGTAAAGAAATATTACCTAAAGGATCTTTAGTTGTATTTCCTAGTTTTGTATGGCATAGAGTATGTCCAGTTAAAAGTGGAGAAAGAAACAGTTTAGTAATATGGAATTTAGGATACCCATTTAAATAATATGAAAAAGAAAAAAGCTAAAACTAGAAAACAAAAAATAAAAAAAGAAGTAATTGGTTATCCAAAACAATTACAACTAGAACAATATTTTTCAACACCGATATGGTTTGCAGATGAACCTAAGTTTGTAGATAGTTTAAACAAAGCATCAGATAAATATATCGAGGCTTCTAAGAAAACGTTAAAACCACAAATAGATGAAAGAAACAAAAAATTTGGTGACAAAGGTGATATGGGTCATGTGTTTCATTCAACAACATTAATTGGTAATCCTAACTTTGCAGAATTACAAAATTACATAGGTGCAACGGCACATAATTTATTAGGTGAAATGGGTTTTGATATGTCAGGTCATCAATTGTTTACCACAGAAATGTGGGTGCAGGAATTTGCTAAGAAAGGTGGTGGACACCACACTTTACATACGCATTGGAATGGTCACATATCTGGTTTTTATTTCTTAAAAGCAGATGAGTCTACATCATTACCTATGTTTGAAGATCCAAGACCAGGTAATGTTATGAACCTTTTACCAGAAAAAGATAAAACAAAAGTAACTTATGCATCATCACAAATTAGTTATAAAGTTAAACCAGGTAGAATGATATTTTTTCCATCGTACCTACCACATCAGTACATTGTAGATATGGGTTATAATCCATTTAGATTTATACATTGGAACTGCCAAGCAATACCGAAAGGAGTATTAAATGTCGTTCAAGAAAAATAAATATACAGTATTAAAAAATGCTATCTCACCGGAGATTGCAGAGTTTGTTTATAAATATTTTTTAAACAAAAGAAATGTTGCAAGGTTTTTATTTGATAACAAATACATTTCACCGTTTACAGAATACTTTGGTGTGTGGAATGATGAACAAGTTCCTAATACTTATTCACATTATTCTGATATTGCTATGGAAACTTTATTAATGGAAGTAAAACCAGTTATGGAAAAGCACACCGGTATTAAGTTAAGTCCTACATATTCCTATGCAAGAATATACAAAGAAGGTGATGTATTAGCTAGACACAGTGATAGATACTCTTGTGAAATATCTACAACATTAAACTTAGGTGGTGACCCATGGCCAATATATTTAGATCCAACAGGTAAAAAAGGTCAAGCCGGTATTAAAATAAATCTTAATCCAGGTGACATGTTAATATATTCTGGTTGTGATCTTGAACATTGGAGAGAAGAATTTAAAGGTAAAGATTGTGGACAAGTATTTTTACATTATAACAAAGCTAATTTTAAAACAGCTAAAGAAAACTATTTAGATAAAAGACCTTTACTAGGTGTGCCTGCTTGGTTTAAAGGCACAGCATTGACAAAATCAAAAAAATAGTCTATACATTAGGCTTGCAGGGGGATGATCCACCACTGATTCCCTCTGCTTTAAACATATTGAAATCATAAACAATCTGCTATAATACCTAATAAACAGGATTTTATATGTTACAAAAACTAGGTTTTTTACCAGGATTCAACAAACAAGTTACATCTACAGGTGCAGAGTCTCAATGGATAGACGGAGAAAATGTACGTTTTAGATACGGCACACCAGAAAAAATAGGTGGTTGGAGTCAATTAGGTGCATCTAAATTAACGGGTGTAGCTAGAGGTTTGCATCATTTTGTAAACAAAGCGTCAACAAAATTTGCAGCTATAGGAACTAATAGAATTTTATATGTATATTCTGGAGGTGTATATTATGACATACATCCTTTAGTTAATCCATCAGGAACAGCTATTACAAGTGCGTTTAGCACGACTAACGGATCACCTACAGTCACTATAACAGCTAACGCAAACGGTTTTCAAGCAGGTGATATAGTTTTATTTGGAGATGCCTCTACTTTTTCAGCTATTACTAATTCTAATTTTGCGGCTGCAGATTTTGCTGATAAAAAATTTATGGTTACATCTATTGTAGATGGTAACAATTTTACAATTACAATGCCTTCTAATGAAACTGGTAGTGGAGCTACTACTTCTGGAGGTATTACTTATTACAGATATTATCATGTTGGACCAGCAGAACAAATAGGAGCGTTTGGTTGGGGTATTGCATTATGGGGTGGTAACATACTAGGTGCAATTACAACTACTTTAAATGGAGCTATTACAGGTACAACAGGTGGTAATAATAGTTCTTCAACAGAAATTACATTAACTAGCACTACAGGATTTCCATCATCTGGTACAAACCATGTTACAATAGGAACAGAAGAAATATCTTATACAGGTATTACAGGAAATAAATTAACAGGTATAGGAAGAGCGGCAAGAGGAACAACAGCTACTACTCATTCTAATGGTGCGACAGTAACTAACTCATCTAGTTTTACGGGATGGGGATCACCAGCAGCTAACACAGATAAAGTAACAGATCCAGGATTATGGTCATTAGACAATTTAGGATCAACTCTTATAGCATTAATACATAATGGTGAGTGTTTTCAATGGGACGGTGATGCAGCAAATGCAACAGCAACAAGAGCAACTATTATTACAGGTGCACCAACAGCGTCACGTGATATGTTAGTCTCTACACCTGATCGTCACTTAGTATTTTTTGGAACAGAAACAACTATTGGTGATAAAACTACACAAGACGATATGTTTATAAGGTTTTCTTCTCAAGAAAATATTAATGACTATACACCTACAGCTGAAAATAGTGCTGGTACACAAAGACTGGCCGCCGGATCACGGATCATTGGAGGTAAACTTGGTAGAAATGCAATTTACGTTTGGACAGATACTTCGTTATTTACAATGAGGTTTGTTGGAACTCCATTTACTTTTGCATTTGAACAAGTTGGTACTAACTGTGGATTGATTGGTATGAATGCAGCAGTTGAAGTTGATGGTGCTGCGTACTGGATGTCAGAAAATGGTTTTTTTAGATATACTGGTAAACTAGAATCTATGGACTGTTTGGTAGAAGATTATGTTTATGATGATCTTAACACAACATCTAATCAATTAGTTTATTGTGGTATTAATAATTTGTTTGGTGAAATTACTTGGTTCTATCCAACAAGTACATCTAATGTAGTTAACAGAGCAGTTACATATAGTTATCTAGATTCAACATCTAAAAGACCTATCTGGTTTACAAATGCAAGTAGTTTATTTCCAAGAAGCACATGGGAAGACTCATCTGTATTTGGTTTACCCCACGGGACTAAATACAACGCGGGTGATGATGCATCTTTTGATGTAACAGGAAACACTGACGGTACAACAATTTATTTTGAACATGAAACAGGAGTTAATCAACAAGAAGCGGCAACAGCTGCTGTTGCAATTCCAGCAAATATTACATCTGGTGATTATGATATTACACAAAAAGTTGTAAGAGGAGCTGCTACAAATATGGCTGATTTAAGAGGTGATGGTGAAAATATTATGAGAGTTAGTAGAATTATACCTGATTTTATTTCTCAACAAGGAAACTCTATTATACAATTAGATTTAAGAAATTATCCTAATGATACAGCAGCAAGTTCATCACTAGGTCCTTTTACAGTGTCTTCTACAACAGATAAAGTAGATACACGTGCTAGAGGTAGAGCTATAGCTCTTACAATATCTAATACCGCAGTAGATACTAGCTGGAAACTAGGAACTTTTAGATTAGACATACAAACTGGAGGAAGAAGATAGTGGCAAAAATAGTACAAACATTAACTAGAGCAAGTTCAGAGTATGAAGAAGATGTAGCACAATCACTTGTGCGAGATTTAGATGCTGTGTTAGAAAAATTAAACAGTACGTTTCAAGAAGAATTAAAACAGGAGATAGAAGCTAGAAGTTTCTTTTTAGATTAATGGCAGTAGTAAACCAATATAAATTTGTAGGTATAGATAATAACACTAGTGGTAGTGCACTTACACCGTTAGGATCAGGTAATCCTTTAGTAAGTGAAACTTATGTTATTAAATCAATATTAGTTACATCAGCTGGTACACCAAGTGTAACTATTTTAAATAATAGTATCACTGCTATTAAATCAGTGCCATTAACAGCTAACCAAACAAAAGAATTATTAACCCAACCATTAATAGTAGAAGGTGGAAAAACTTTTACAGTGCAATCAAGCACATCAGACTCTTTTGATGTAGCTATAAGTTATTTAAACATTAAAAAGGAGGTAATAGGCTAATGGAAATATTACAGGCAAAAGTAGAAGAAACATATAGACATAAAGAAACAGGTGAGCTTTTTAAAACAAGAAAAGAATGGGAAGTTAAAGGTTATAAACCAGAAGATATGGCACAGGATGTAAAAGTTATTATGCCAGCTCTTGATTTAGTAGGAAAAACAAAGTAAAAGGAGATATTATGGAAGAAAAAATTTCAATGAACGAATCAATACAAGCAGGAGCACCTGATATTAAATACAATCGTGGTGATATTAGAATGGGTGGTGGCCAAGATCAACAAGGTATGGAAATTGCGGCAGAAATATGGTCACAAATGGAACCAGAACAAAAAGTTCAGTTTCAAAGTTTTGAAGCTTTTTTTCAAAGTGGTATTTGGAAACAAATTTTACAACAGTTGCAACAAGATCAATCAGGAATTAGATCTCAAAGTCCAGAAATGATGATGAGTGAAAACGTTAACATGGCAGAGCAGATGCCTGGTGGCGGAATAGCTGATGTTGATGTCAGAGAAAAAGTTGCAATGGCAGCCAACGGCGGTTTGATGGGTCTCTATAACAGAGGGATGTAGTCATGGCTAAAGTAGCTATACAAGGTGGTGTTAAAAATTATCTTCCATCTAACGAAGTAACTGTTCCTAAAAAAGCTAAATCATCTAAAAATCATCCTGCAACAGAATTAGCTTACATTACAAAAGCAGAAAAAGATTTATTAATTAAAAAAGATTTACACAACTCATTAAACGGAAAACCTAATAAAGGTCCTGGTGGTATTATAAGTTTAAATGGTGATTTTGGAATAGGAGAAAGTTATGGTGACAGACAAACAACTGATACTAGTCCTGAAGTAGGAGATAGAGGTGGCGGGTATCAAGAAAAAGGTGACCCCGGATATAACGAAACTATACAAAGAATTAGACAACAAACTAAAAAAGCAAATAAAAATTTTAATGAAAAAAAAGCTAAAAAAGAAGCTAAAAAGTTTAGAGAAACTAAATATAGTCAAGGTTATAAACCTATAAATTTTATTGAAAAAGCTAATTATTTTAACAGACAAAGAAATTTAGAGTTAGCAAAGAAAAGAGCTTTTCAAAAATATCAAGATGTAGAACAATACGTTGATCCATTTGATGATTATACAATGTCAGGACAAAAGATGGCGGAACTAAGAGGTTATACTTTTGATGACCAGGGTAATATAACAGGTTACGATAGAGATAAGGCAACAGCTTATGGTTATGACACTAGTGCATTAGCAAAAGGTATGGATACTTTAACAAGTAATAAAGGTACATCAATAGAAACAACAAGACCAAATTTATATGATGTTAACTCACCAGTACCTGGAGTTTTAAGTCTTGTAGCGGATAAACTTAGACCTGACACACAACGTACAGTATTAAATACTTTAGGTAAAGCTGCAGAATACAATATTCTTGGTATTAATGCTCCAAATATGACTAATCAACAAATTAGTGATGAAATGTATAGATTAAAAAATCTAGGAAGAACACAAGATCAAATTGATTTTATAGAAGGTGGTGGAGGCGGAGGTGGTGGAAGCCAACAATATATACCTTACTTACCACCAGAAGAAGATGTTGCAGACGAAACAACATTTGATTACAGATTTGGTACAGGACAAAAAATCGGTAGAGATGTAACTCTTGGATATGCAGCTAACGGTGGTAGAATCACTAGAGCAAATGGTGGCATCATGAGTGTTGTACCAAGACAAGGATATTTTTTAGGTAAGATAGTTAAAGGTGTTGGTAAAGCTATAGGTAGTGTAGCCGATGCAGCAGGAAAAGTTTTAAAAAGTGATGTTGGTAAGATGGCATTACTAGCAGGTGGTGCTTATTTAGCTGGCGGATATTTACCAGGTGGTGGTGGAATTCGTGGTGGTTTTGCTAATTTTTCTAACTTAGCAAAAAATGCTTTATTAAAAGATAGAACTGCAGGTTTTGTAAAAGGCAATTTAAGTTTAGGTAAAATACTAGGTCTATCAGCAGCATTACCTTTTATCCCAGGCATTAACAAAGCACCAGAAAACGAAGACATTGGTATGACTGACAGAGGTGGTAGACTGTTAGACTCACAAGGTAATGAAGTATTACCATCTGGTATTAGAAAAGAAATAGACGAAGCTTATGCATCAGGAGACGCTGGAAGAATTAAAGCAATAGAAAATTACTATGCTTTTTTACCACCAATTGAACAATACTTACCATATCCAAATTATGCTGTTGGTGGAAGAGTAGCCGCTCAAGAAGGTGGGCTCATGAACCTTGGTGGTATGGAAAAAGATTATAGAAACGAAGGTGGATTTGTACCTATTGGTAAACAAGAAAAAGCAGACGATGTACCTGCACGACTAAGTGTAAATGAATTTGTATTTACAGCTGACGCTGTTAGAAATGCTGGCGGTGGTGACATAGATAAAGGTGCAGAAGTCATGGAAAATATGATGAAAAATTTAGAAAATGGTGGTAGAGTATCTGAGGAATCACAAGGAAACGCTGGCGCTCAAGAAATGTTTAGTGTATCAGAGAGAATAGGAGAAGTAATTTAATGGCAATAACAGAAACACGTAGTTTACC